CCAGTTCCGCGCGGTGGCCTCGGCCATCGGCATCACCTACGAGCAGCTGACCGGTGACCTCACCGGCGTCAACTACTCGTCCATCCGTGCCGGGATGCTGGAGTTCCGCCGCCGCTGCGAGATGGTCCAGCACGGCGTGCTGGTGCATCAGATGTGCCGCCCGGTGTGGGCCGCGTGGATGAAGCAGGCGGTGCTGGCCGGGGCCCTCGATGCGCCGGGGTTCGCCCGCGGCGGCGCTGCTCGCCGCCGGCAGTACCTGCAGGCCAAGTGGATTCCGCAGGGTTGGCAGTGGGTCGACCCGGAGAAGGAGTTCAAGGCCATGTTGCTCGCGATCCGCGCGGGCCTGATGAGCCGCTCCGAAGCGATTTCGGCTTTCGGCTACGACGCCGAGGACGTCGACCGCGAGATCGCGGCGGACAACCGCCGCGCCGACGAACTCAATCTGGTCTTCGACTCCGATCCGCGCCGAACCTCCAAGGACGGCTTGCGGCCGCAGAGCGATCGCGTCGACATCCAACCGTCGGCCGAGGAAACCCCTACATGACCTTGCTGCCCCATGTCGCGGCACGCCTCTTTGGCGCGCCGCTGCTGATCCATCGCCCGAAGCTCGACGTGATCCTGGCCGTCCTCGGCCCCCGCGTCGGATTGTCCGATCTGGCAGCGCCAAGCGGCTACATGCCGCCGGAGCGCAGCCCCAGCCGCGCGAATGCGAAGGTGGCGGTCGTCCCCATTCACGGCACCCTGGTGCGCCGAACCATCGGCCTCGAGGCGGAGTCAGGCCTGACCAGCTATGCGGCCATCGCAAGCCAGATCGACGCGGCGCTGGCCAGCCCTGAGGTCGCTGCAATCCTGCTGGATGTCGATTCGCCGGGCGGCGAATCGGGCGGCGTGTTCGATCTCGCCGACCGCATCCGCGCAGCGGCACAGGTCAAGCCCGTCTGGGCAGTGGCCAACGACATGGCCTTCTCCGCGGCCTACGCGCTGGCCTCGGCGGCGACCAAGGTGTTCGTCTCGCGCACCGGGGGTGTCGGCTCGATCGGCGTCATCGCGATGCACGTCGACCAGTCCGAGAAGGATGCGCAGGACGGTGTTCGCTACACCGCTGTGTTCGCGGGCGACCGCAAGAACGATCTCAACCCCCACGAGCCGATCTCGAACGAAGCCCACGCCTTGCTCAAGGCGGAGGTGAACCGCGTCTACGGGCTGTTCGTGGAGACGGTGGCCCGGCACCGCGGCATCGAGCCGAGCGCGGTGCGCGACACCGAGGCCGGTCTGTTCTTCGGCCAGGCGGCAGTGGCCATCGGCCTGGCCGACGCCATCGGCACGTTCGACGTCGCGCTGGCCCAGCTCCTCGAATCCGTTTCCCCACTCCCGAATCTGGCGGCGAGCCACTCGGGCCATTTCCGCAACCTCCAGATGGAGTCCCACATGAATGATCGATCCGACCCCGCTCCTGCTGATCGGCCTGCTGCTGATCACGCTGGTCCTGTTCCTCAACCGTCGCCCACCACCTCGATGAGCGTCGCCGACGCCGTCGAGATCGCCCAGACCTGCACGCTGGCGAGTCGCACCGACCTCATCGCGGGCTTCCTGGAAGCCCAGGCCTCGCCGGCCAAGGTGCGCAGCCAGCTCCTGGCAGCCCAGGCCGACGCGTCGCCGGAGATCGTCACCCGCATCGGGCCCGACGCCGCCGCCACTGCGGCCACGGTCGCAGCGGGCAACCCGATGGTCGATGCGGCCAAGCAACTGGCCGCGAAGTCCGCTGCCCTGAAGAAGGAGGTCTGACATGCCGACTGTGTTCACCGAATCCATGAACCTGGGCGACCTGCTCAAGTACGAAGCGCCGAACCTGTACTCGCGCGACCGCGTCACCGTGGCGGCCGGCCAGAACCTGCCGCTCGGCGCAGTCATCGGCGTGGTCACCGCCACGGGCAAGGTCAAGCAGATCGACCCCTCGGCCACCGATGGCACGCAGGTCGCCGCTGGCGTGCTGATGCAGGCCTGCGACGCCGCCCTCGCCGAGCGCACCGACGGCCTGATCGTGGCCCGCCACGCCATCGTCTCCGACCACGCCTTGCAGTGGCCCACCGGCATCACCACCGCCGAGCAGCAGGCCGCCGTTGCCCAGCTCAAGTCGCTGGGCGTCCTCGTTCGCCAGGGAGTCTGACCATGCAGAACATCTTCGAAAACCCTGCCTTCTCGATGTCGGCACTGACCACCGCCATCAACCTGCTGCCCAACAACTACGACCGCCTCGGCGCGATGGGCCTGTTCGTCGACAAGCCGCAGCGCTTCCGCTCGGTCGTCGTGGAGGAGCAGGACGGCGTGCTCACGCTGCTGCCGACGCTGCCACCCGGCTCGCCCGGCACCGTGGGCGTGCGCGGCAAGCGCAAGGTGCGCTCCTTCACCATCCCCCACATCCCGCACGACGACGTGATCCTGCCCGAGGAGGTCCAGGGCATCCGCGCCTTCGGGTCGGAGACTGAGCTGCAGACCGTGGCCGGCGTGATGGCGCAGCACCTGCAGACCATGCGCAACAAGCACGCGATGACGCTGGAGCACCTGCGCTTCGGTGCGCTCAAGGGCCAGATCCTGGACGCTGACGGCAGCGTGATCTACGACCTCTACAACGAGTTCGAGATCACGCCCAAGACCTTCACGTTCAACATCTCCGACCCGGCGAGCGGCTTCGACGTCAAGAAGACCTGCCTGGACATCGCCCGCTACGTCGACGACAAGCTCCAGGGCGAACGGATGACGGGCCTGCACGCCTTCGTCGGTGAGGACTTCTTCGATGCGCTGACCGGGCATGACGAGGTCAAGGCCGCCTACGAGCGCTGGCAGGACGGCCAGGCGCTGCGCACCGACATGCGCGCAGGGTTCACCTTCGCCGGCATCACCTTCGAGGAGCATCGCGGTCGCGCCGCCGCCCCGGGTGGCGGCACCCGTCGTTTCATCGAAGCCGACGAAGGCCATGTGTTCCCGCTGGGCACGGTGGACACCTTTGCCACCTACTACGCGCCGGCCGACTTCAACGAGACGGCCAACACGGTGGCGCTGCCCCTGTACGCCAAGCAGGAGCCGCGCAAGTTCGACCGCGGAACCGACCTGCACACGCAGGCCAACCCGCTGCCGCTGTGCCACCGCCCGGCGCTGCTGGTCAAGCTGGTGATGACCTGATGGGCCTCGTCGAACGTCTCTACGAGGCGGCGGCGAATGCGGGCCTGCTGGTGAGCGCCGAGGTGGCCGGCCGCACGGTGTCGGTCGGCTTCCTGTGCATCGACGACAACCTGCTCGACGGGCTGGTCCGCTCGGCGGTCTACACGATCACCTACCCGCTGTCTCTGCTTCCCGACCTGGAGGCAGGGCACACCGTCGTGATCGCAGGCCAGACCTACCAGGTGCGTGATGTGCGCGCCATCGGCGACGGGACCGAGCGTCGCGCCGATCTCACTCGGCTGTAGGCGGTGGCGATGACCTCGATCCGCGAGCAGATCCTGCTGGCGGTGATGGCGGCTGTCCGAACGCCGGTGGAATCGCTCGGTGCGACGCTGCACCGCTCACCCACGGTGGCCATCGGCCGCGAGCAATGCCCGGCGCTGGTGGTGTTTCCCGAGTCTGAATCCATCACCGAGCGTGCCAACGACCGTGTCACGCGGGAGCTGACCGTTCGCATCGTCGCCCTGGCCCGGGCTGTGCCGCCCGTCGCACCCGAGACCGAGGCCGACCAGCTGCTCACCGCCGCGCACGCGGCGTTGATGGCGGATCTGAACCTCGGCGGCCTGGCCCTCGGCATCCGCGAGCAGGAGTGCGAGTGGGAGGTGGAGGACGCCGACGCCGTGGCCGCCGCGATCCCAGCGCGCTACGCGATCACCTACCGGACGCTGGCGCGCGACCTCTCTTCAACAGGATGAACCCATGCCCCGACTTGTCTTGAAACGCCCGCACACCCACGCGGGCCAGGCCTTCCGGGCCGGCGACCGCATCGACGTCGAAGCGACCACGGCCGACTGGCTGATGGCCCACGGCGTCGCCGCACCGGATGCCGTGCCGCAGACCCTGCGAGTTCATGCAGACCCCGAACCCGCTGGCCCCAAACCCGACCTTCCCCGGTCCCCACGCAAGGAACCCAAGCCATGAGCACCTACGCCAGTTTCCAAGGCCGCGTCTTTCTCGGCAAGCGCGACGAATCCGGCCTGCCCATCGAAGTGCGCTCGCCCGGCAATGTCGCCGAGCTGAAGCTCTCCCTTAAGACCGACGTGTTGGAGCACTACGAGAGCCAGACCGGCCAGCGCTCGCTCGACCACCGCATGGTCAAGCAGAAGTCGGCCACCGTGAACCTCACCATCGAAGAGTTCACCAAAGAGAACCTGGCGCTCGCGCTGTACGGCACGCACGTGGTCGGCACGCCGGGCACCGTGACGGACGAACCCATCGGTGGCGCCACGCCGACGGTGGGCGACCGCTACTTCTTCGCCCACCCCAAGGTGTCCTCGCTGGTGGTCGTCGATTCCGCGGGCACGCCGGCTACGCTGACGGCCGGCACCCACTACACGGCCGACCTGGATTTCGGTGCCCTCCAGTTTCTGGAGATCACCGGCTTCACCGCGCCGTTCAAGGCGAGCTATGCCTACGGCGTGGCCACCGAGATCGGCATCTTCACGCAGGCGCTGCCCGAGCGCTACCTGCGGCTCGAAGGCGTCAACACGGCGCAGGGCAACGCCAAGGTGCTGGTCGAGCTCTACCGCGTGGCCTTCGACCCGCTCAAGGAGATCTCCTTCATCTCCGACGAGTACAACAAGTTCGAGCTGGAAGGCTCGCTGCTGGCCGACAGCACCAAGCCCTTCGATGCGGTACTCGGACAGTTCGGCCGCATCGTGCAGCTCTGAAGCGTGGGTGCACCATGAACGATCTGGACACCCTCGTCCCGCAAGGGATCGAACTCGTCATCGACGGCGAGCCCCTGGTGATCAAGCCGCTCAAGGTCGGGCAGTTGCCCGGCTTTCTGCGCGCCATCTCGCCGGTGATGCAGCAGATCTCATCCACCGAGATCGACTGGCTGGCGCTGTTCGGCGAGCGCGGCGATGACTTGCTGTCGGCTATTGCCATCGCGGTCGGCAAGCCCCGGGCCTGGGTCGACGAGCTGGCCGCCGACGAGGCGATCCTGCTGGCGGCCAAGGTGATCGAGGTGAACGCCGATTTTTTTACCCGGACGGTGATACCGCGGCTCGACGGGGTGCTCGCGGCGGGACTGAAGGTGCCGGCAACGGCGGATGGTTCGACGCCATCCAGCACCTGATCGAGCACGGCCACCGCTTGCCCGACATCCTCGGCTACACGCTGGCGCAGTTGCGCGGCTTCATGGCGGCGACGACCCGATCGGACGCCGCACGCGATGCCCGGCTGCTGTCACTGCTCGCCATCGGCACGCGCGGCGACGCGCGTCAGCTCGACAAGACCCTCGACCGCTTGAACGACGAAGCCCGTGACCATGCGCATCTCGATCCGCATCGATAGCGCCGCCGGCAACGCACAGCTGCGCCGCTGGGGCGGCGAGTTCCGGACCAAGGTGCAGAAGGCCGTGGAGCGCGCGATGCGCATTGAGGCCGCCGAGATCAAGGACGACGTGCGTGGCCATGTGGCCGGTCAGATGGCGGTGGCCAGAAAGTCCTTCCTCAAGGGCTTCACCGCCAAGGTGCTCGCCAAGGACCCGAACCGGCTGCCGGCGCTGTACGTCGGCTCGCGGATTCCGTGGTCGGGCATGCACGAGAGCGGCGGACAGATCGTCGGGCGGATGCTGATCCCCTTGCACGGACGGGTCGGCCGCAAGCGCTTCAAGGCG